ATTGGAGCTATTCGGAGCTGGCTCGGCAGTTAGGCGCGAGCCACGCAACTGTGGCTAGGCGTTGGTGTTTAAAGTTTGACGATAACAACAGGCTTATTCCGAATCAAGAATATATGGACCGAATAGTTCTAAAGACAGGCGGGGAGGTTATGCCAAATGACTTTTATATATCCCGTCAGTGAAGATGATTTACAGCGTCAAGTGGTATTGATGTTAAAAACAAGGCTTTTACCTGATACTTTATACCATCACAGCCCGAATGAGGGTGTGCGCAAAGTACAATTTAAAATGAAGCTCAAAAGTATGGGAACGCGCTTCGGCTGGCCTGACTTAGAGATATTTGCACCGTCACACGAAACAATTACATCTAAAAATGAGACTCTATTCATTGAGTTAAAGCTTGCAAAGGGCAAACTCAGCCCGAATCAGGTATCAATCCGCGACTCACTTGTTTCTGCGGGGTTTCCCTGGGCGCTTTGCCGTTCCGTTGAGGAAGTCGAAACCTTCCTGGGCGAACACATAAAGCTGAGAAATGTAGCATGACCAGGCGCGTCCTATGGCTACCTCCTGAAATGCCAAACGTCACAAGCACAAAGATCCGTTGTCGCCGCTGCAGGGGCCTGGGCAAGCGCTCACAGTCCTGGATGGTTACGCACCCAGAGGAATACCAGAACGGTGATGTGCAGTTTGAATGGGTGCCTTGTGAGGTGTGTGACGGGACAGGGGAGGTCACGCTAGATGGAGAGCCAACCCGAATATGAGCCTTGCGACGAGTGCGGTGCGACAGGCTGGATTTTGATCGAGCTTTTTCACCGACAGAGCTTTTCAGTTGATAGCGGATACATCGAAGAACGGCCCGAGGTCTGCCAAAAATGCAGGGGCGAAGGCAAGACAGAAAAAAAAGTTTAGCGTTTTAGGGCATCGTCGGTACTCCCAGGTACACCCAGGGACACGCTTAAATTTAGGGGGTTGACTGATTTTTGATGATTCGTAAAATCGAAGAAAGAAAGAAAGACACAGCTAAGCTTAGCGCTAAGCAAAGCGCTGAGATAAGCGCTAATGAATGGCTTTCAAATAACAAAAAACTTTTAAAAAAAATAGCTGAGCAAAGCGCTAAGCTTAGCTTAGCTAATTATAGCTTAGCTATTCGACGCGCGCGCGAAGAACCGCTTGAGCAAATTGAGCGCAGAGTTATGCGCCAATTAAGCCGACGATTATCCAGGGATCTTTACGAGCAAACGCAAGCTGAGTTGCAAAAGCTTAGCCCCCTGGACGCTTTCGATTTCCTGGCAAACATGGACGAAAGGCTGCGCGGTGGATAAATCCAGAATGAGCATGACCGAGCTCGACAGCTTTTTTCTCAGAGCTGCAGAAACGGAGCGCAAACTACCGGCAGCATTTCGAAGGCAAAAGCTCGCGTCCTGGCCTGAGTACAAACAGGAATGGGGCGCTTACGGCTGGGACGATTTCGTTGCACCTCTATCCAAGGCAACACCGGCAGACGTTACATGCTTTGAGCAAGCTTTGCTTCTAGGCATACGCTACATGGATAAAGATGATCGACGCCTGGTGTGGGCTGTGGCTCACAGCGCGGCGTTTCGAGAGAGAGGCCCTAAGTGGACTAAGCTTGGCAAGATGATGGGCAACAGGGATCCCAGGGCGGTCAAGCGTATGTATTATGATGCTCTGGTCAGATTATACTATAAGATCCCGCCCGATGATGATGACGAGATCTTAGCCAAAGTTTTTTAAAGATTTATTTATTTTTAGTTTCTTTGCGCTTTGCTTTTTCTTGCGCTTTCACTGCGCGGCGTTCTGATCTACGCGCTCGATGGGCGTGGCTGCGCTTCCGTTTCGTTGACTTTTGTCTAGCCATTTACAAATACTCACTGATTAACGTGTCTACAAAGACTATAGTTTTGATGGTTCTAAATCTATCTGATCGGCAGGGGTATTTAACACCTTGACAGATCAATAAGTACCATCACCGTTGAAAACCCCCTGGATGGTTTCATCTGCAGCAACGCCACGCGATGCAAGCTCTGCATCGTACAAACGCAGGATATAGTGGTTGTAATGGCTTTTGCTGTGACCCAGGCAATTGCCATAGGTTTCCCAGGTATTAGCTCGGCGCTGTTGCAGATCCTGGATAGACAGATCAGGAATAACGCCAGTGGTATATTCAAAGCTCATATGTTCTCCTTTCTAAGCTTGTTGAAAAAGTGGAAGGGGGGGTAGATCAGAATTAGCAACCTTTGCCGCAATTCGATCTGCCATCGCTCTAACGTGATTAAACCGAGATTTTGTTCGGTGGTGATTGATTGCGATATTGCAGCTATCAGCACTGTCAAAACCAATTTTATGAAGCACACCCAAACCGCGCATCATGTGGATCCAAGGTGTTTCCAACATGCAATGGTTGGCTTGCCAGTATTGCATGAAAGCCCAAATTTCTTGAACACGTTCAGAATAAGGTGAATTGCTCGAATGCCTGGCAATGTCGTATTGGCGGCAACTACCAAAACCAACAAAATTAAAAATACGAAACAAACGCTCGAGCTGATCAATGCTTTCGTTCATATGCCATATTGCCATTGAACGCTCTGGAAATTCCAATCTATCATCGCGCAAAGCTTGGGCAATCATTTGCAAATTGTCTTGCTCAGATCCTTCGATCACATCAGGGATAACGGCAACCGCTTGAGGGCATCGTGCCATTGCTTCGTTTGCCCAGGCATAAAAGCCATTCCAATGAGCTGCGTCTAAGGTCAAACCTTGACGCCAGGCAGTAAAAGCGCCGTTGTCCAATATTAAAATCTGATCATCGCCAACTAAATCAATGCAATCGTTGAGCTGCTCAGGGTTCATATACGAAACGCAAAAACTACCGCCCCGAAGTTGCGGCAATAACCGCCTGGGGGTAATTGGTGTGCCGTGAACTAATCTTTTCATTGATTTGCTTTCTGGATTGTTACTTATTGTACCGTGGTCTTATGAATGCGGCCTCGGAAGGCCGCTGACAAAAGATCAGGCAATCCGTACAGCCTGGGGAGCTCCGTCGCTGTCGTAGTGGTAAATGGCATCGTTATGACCAGGCAAAGACCGGATCATGCCGCTAATCAATCTATTGACGTGAGACTGATTAACGTGGCTGTCCCGATAACTGCCGCTGTTGTAAGCTGCAGCCTCGCAAGCCTGGTAATCGTAGCATTGAGCCATCCGAATAATGTCTATGGCTCTCAAGCTATAATCAACGCACCGACTAGCTTGAACGCACCCGCAAACATAATCAGTCAAAGAACAACCAACTAAAAATGCTGCGTCATCTTCGCCGTAACGCTCTTGCAAACTGTGAATATTTGCCCAGGCTAATCTCATGGCCCATTGCTGAGCGTCAGGCTGAGCCTCGCCAAGCCATATATTGTTTTCTGCAAACCGAATTGCTAACTGCCCGATGTGGGCCTCATTACAAGCAAATGCTGACATATCTGTGTCTCCTTTTCTGGGGTTTCTGGGAAAGCGAGCTGGATCCAAAGATCTTTGCTACAACTCTTATATAGTATACTTGACGGAATGCGTCAAGGGGTAATGATAAAATAAATCAATAAGCTTGCGCGGGTGCTCTGAATGTGGTAGCGATTAGGATATAATCGCCCAGCTTTTGCGATTTGTCCTACTGGCTACTCAACATTTACTTCTCTGACTACACAACTCAGCCCGGCAAGCTCAGCGCTCGCCGGGTTTTTTTATGCAAGGCTAAGCAATGGTATCCCGCAGCAAGATTAACAAGAAAGTCATGGAGATGATCTGCGACAGGATCAGCCAGGGCGAAAGCTTGCTGACCGTTGTGGCAGATCCAAACGTGGCGACAAGCTATGCAGCAGTCACCAGGGCAGTGCAAAGAAACAACGAGTTCTTTGAAATGTATCGCCGTGCAAGAACGCTACAGGCAGAATTTTACTTCGATCATATCACGGACATAATGATGTCGCCGCTGCCGACATTCGAGGACAACCGCCAGGCAAACGCATTTGTTACGAACAATCGTAATAAGGTAGACGCGCTGAAGTGGGTCATTGCCAGGATGCAGCCCAACGGCATCAGGGATAAGCGCGAGGACGCACCACAGAACTCAGCTATCACTATAAGCTGGCAGGGCAATGATGTTGCGGTCAGCTCAGCAGAGGAAACATAATGGCAGAAACGAATAGAGCTGATCGCGTTGCAAAAGCTTACGGCCGAAAAGCAACGCAAGCCGATAGAGCTAGAAACGAAAAAAATAAAGATATTTATAAGGTATTGGACGAGCGAGGCCCGAAGCTATCAGAGCCCGATGGTCAAGGTGGATCCAAAGCGCCAGAACAATCGACCAGGCAAGCAATGCGCACAAAGCTTTTTCAGCTCACAAAGCGCGACACAACGC